AAACAATTTCAAGAGGACTGAAATCATAGACCCGAAGACTGGTCAGGTTGATTTGAGAAAGAATTTCCTTGATGTTTCTTCCGATTATTTTATTCCAGTAAGACGTGAGGATGCTCCCAACCCAATTGAGACTTTGCCAGCGGCAAATAGCCAGATTCAAATGGAGGACTTGGAGTATATGCAAGAGAAAATGCTTTGTGCGATGCGTACACCAAGGACGTTCCTGAATTTCAAGGAGGCGAACGGAAAAGCACAGAATCTGTCGTTTACCGATATAAGGTTTGCCAGAATGATTAACAGAGTCCAGCAATTCCTGCTTCTCGAATTGAACAAGATTGCTATGATACATCTTTACCTTTTAGGTCTTGATGACGAGCTTGGTAATTTCACAATTTCGCTAAACAATCCTACATCACAAATTGAGTCACAGGAATTGGAAGACCTTACCAAGAGGATAAGCACATTACAGACAGCTTTGGCTGACCCAGGAAACGGTATCCCAATGATGTCTTTGCATAAGGGCCTTCGTGACATTATGAAAATGACTGACAAAGAAATAAAGGATATGCTGCTTGAAATAAGACTTGAAAAGGCAATGGCATTTGAGTTGCAGGCAACACCTAATATAATCAAGAAAACAGGATTGTTTGACCAGGTTGATAGGATTTATGGAGATTATGATGCTATGAATTCACCACAACCAGTTCAACCACAAGGACAGGATGACGGTATGGGCGGTATGGGAGGCCTCGGAGGTGGAGGCGGTTTCGGAGGTGATTTCGGAGGCGGTTTCGACGACATGGGTGATATGGGTCTTGGTGAGCCAGGCAGTGAGGGCGGAGCAGACCTTTCTGGTGGTGCCGAAACAGACCTTGGTGGAGCTCCAGCTGCCGACGAGGGACAACCATTGATGGAATCCAAAAAAAGAAAAGTGAAAAGCTTTACCGAGCGGTATTTTGATTTATTGTCAAAAAACGAATATGACAAAAGTGTCAACGAGATGAAAAACGCCTCTCTTGACATTGATTTGAAACAGGAAACAATCTTCAGGGACATGAAGAACATATTTGATGACCTGTCAAGCGAAAACGTTGATGGAACACCTGAAATTATTGAAGAATAACGGACTATTTATGAAAAAAATATATAATTATGGAATTCAAACCTATTGAAAGTATAAATACTATAAATGAATTGAAAGACTATAGGGCTAAAATCAACGAATCCCTTAATGAGCGTGAAAAATACATAAACAAATGCATCACAGCACATAAATTGGGTCATGATTCGTTTTATTCGATAAAGGAAAACTTCGAATCACTTTCGCCAAAACTTTTTAAAAGCGAGAATGGTAAAAAAATAATCTCGAAATACCAAAAAACAGTATCTGAGAGCAAAAATCTTACCTCTCTGTATTCTCTTTATGAAAACATCAGAAAAGCAAACAAATCAGTCGATGTTGACACTTTTATCAATAGTTTGTGCGGAAACAACTGGATTAAAAATGAAGAAACAATAAACGAGGATATTGAAAGGCTTGGTTCTGTTCTATCTGAGGCTTATATAGAAGTCGGTGATATTACAGACATAAAAAACTGTGATGCGAAAGTTGACAACGCAGTGAATTACATTGTTGAAAACAGAAAAAGCAAAAACAACATCGCCGAATACAGCGCGGCAATGAAAATAATAAAGGAACACATTCTCTCAAAGGACGGGGAGTGTGAGGTTGTAAATGAAAATTCAAATTTTGATTCCTATGTGAACAGGCTTGTCTCTGATTTCAATGAAAAGTACAGTGAAAACAATTTGTCCCCCGAAGAGCTTGCAATAATGAAGGAGTTTTGTGAAACAAACGACCATGAAAAGATTTTCGAACACCATAAGGAGGTTTGCAAGAAAAAGTTGTCAGAGGCAAAAAACGAATTTGCTGGAAATGGTGACAATGAATCGGCAATGAAGATAGCGACAATTTTGGAACAGGTTGATTCAAAACAATATAATAGTTCAAGTGTATTCAATGATGTAATCAGCATGGTTGGGCTTTCGAATGTTTTTGAAAACGAAAAATAATGAAGATAATTATCACCGAATCGCAGCTTTCAAGCATTCTTTTGATGGAGCAGAACGAACTTTTGCTTCTTGAAGGGATATTCAATTCGAAAAGTATTGATGAATTCAAGTCAAAAATAAAGAAAGCCCTCATTGGCGGTGTTGCGCTAATATCTGTCATAACGGCAATTTATAAAACCAATCTGGACAGAAAGGAGAAGGAAATGCTTGAAAATTTTGCCAGAATAGAAGCTGAAATGCAGCATAAAGCCGATTCCATATTCAATGTGAAGGTTGATGCTTGCAGAAAATACATGGAAACAGCTCTTAAAAACCAGGGATATAGTTTCGCGTCCACTGGCCTGAAACCTGAGACTTTGGTGAGGGAAGCCGAAAAATACAATTTTGACCTTCCGTTCCTTATGGCTGTTGTGCATCAGGAGAGTTGTTTCGGTGCAACTCCACGGGCAAAAAGAACGAACAGCCCGTTTTCAATGGGCTCCTATGATGACGGTAGAAACGTTGTAACATATTCGGACCCTAACGAGAGTGTTGGTGATTATATAAAACTGATTAACAGGGATTATTTGTTTGACGGAAAGTCTTTGTTTGACCTTTTGAAACCAAACAATTTCATCAACAAGAATGGCCATAGATATGCGCAGGACAAAGGATATGAGGGGAAAATCAAATACCTTAGGGACAGGATAGTGAAACAATTTCCAGAACTTAATAGTTAATAAAAAAAACGGGCTATCAAATTGGTAGCCCGTTTGTTATTTGATGATGATACGCAAATCCTCTTCTATCGGAACCTTCAGGTTTCCTTGTGGAAAATCGAAGTCCGCACTTGTAATGTCACCGTTGAATTTAATCTCAAACCATCCACGGTAGAAACCAGGTTTTCTGACATCCCTTTCTTTCCATTGGTATTGCAGTATGTATCTTTCCTCACACCCTCCTTCGCTGTCCAACACAATATTCGCTTTTTCCCTTGCAATCTTAAGCAATCCAGTTTCCTCGTCTATCATTGTGAATGTTACCACACTGTCTTGCAGTGCGTCGTTTATGAGTGATTTCTGAAAATCGTATCTACCGTCGTTTATCAGCTCCATCTCAAGCTTCGGTAACAACGAACCTCTTATTATGAAAAATTCTTGCATGTTATTCCGTATTTCTATATAAATAGTCTATTTCTCAAGACAGGAAAAACCTGTTTCGGTCATTAACGACATTATTTTTTCCGACAGCTTCGGCACATATTCTTTGTTTATGATGTCAGACAATTCTCCGAAGTTTCGCTTTGTGATATCAAGGATGTTTTTTGACAACGGTGTGTATATTTGCAGGTCAAAATATGTTTTTTTGCCCAATTTCATTCTGTCATGCGCTATTTCGGAAACGAATATTATATTTCTGTCGGATAGTTTTCCGTCTGAAATTATAGTTTCGGCATTCCGTTTCATTTTTATTTCGAACAACCTTATTTTGTCGGAATATGCCTTTTCTTCGGTAAGCGGTGTTATGTATCCTCCGAAACCGATATACACACTGTTAGGGTTTTTTTTGTCCGTTGTGCCTATTGTTATTTTGAAACCATTTGATTTGCTTTTTGTCTCACTGTTTATCTTCTTAAGTCCCATAAATCTTCTGTTTATTAAAAATATAATGTTTTTCTTTAGGAAGTCAAAAAAATATTTAATGTTAAACAAACTATTTATTGGAAAGAATATATTTCGAATGATAAGGCATTTTTTTTTAGATAAAACAAACACTATAATTGAAAATTCTTTCCAAAACCTTGGTTTGAATCCAATACTTCATCTCGGTTATGGAAACGGTGTTATCCGTGGAATTGTCAGTTTTGATATAAGTAAAATTAAAGATTTGGTTGAAGACAAAACATTTGCCAACACTGGAAAAATACATTGCAGGTTAAAAATGACAAACTGTTTTTCCGTTGACGGACTTCCTTATGAGAAAACATTGTTCGGAAACGGATATGAATTAATGCAGCGTGCATCATCTTTTGATATTATTGCATTTAAACTACCAAAAGATTTTGACGAGGGAAGGGGATATGAATTTCCGACAGACATGTGGGTGAGAAATTGCAGGTCGAATTCAATTGAAGGTTCGAATTGGTATTTTTGTAAAAACGGAATACCGTGGAGCGGCGGAACAGAGGTTCTTGACCTTACAGACGAGACATTGACTTGGAGAGATGTTCTGTTAAATAAAATTGGTATGGTTGGCGGCGTCTACTCGAAGGAAATGCTTAAAAATGAATATGATAAATTTCTAAACGGTGATGAATCGATTATTGTTGCTGAACAGCATTTTGATTTCGGAAACGAAAATTTAAATCTCGATATAACCGATGCTGTTATGAATTCATTGGATGACGGATGGTTTGGACTATGTCTTGCTTTCTCTCCTAGATATGAGTCGATGAAAACAAAAGTCGAACAATATGTCGGTTTCTTCAATGACAACACAAACACTTATTTTCATCCGTATGTTGAAGTTATATATGATGAATATATAAATGACGACAGGGAATCTTTCACTGTCGGAAGAGAGAACAGATTGTATTTGTATGTTTCGGACGATGGAAACGACACAAACCTTGACAATTTACCGTCATGTAGTGTTAACGGAGTGGATGTTGAGGTAAAACAAGCCACCAAGGGTGCGTATTTTGCTGTTGTTGATGCGAACGCAAGCTCACTGGAACCAGTATCCATTTATGAGGATATATGGTCAAATATACAACTTAACGGGGTTGCTCAAGATGATGTTGAATTGGAATTTTCAACAAGACCAAAAAAACATAAGACCAGAATCGATGACAATTCTTTTCGAAAGAATCCTTTGGTCCCAACATTGTATGGAATAAACAATGACGAAAACGTGATAATTGGTGACATACGTGAAATAACAGTTGATTTCAGAAGGCAATATTCGACAGACAAAATGGAGCTGGTCGATAATGCTGAATATAGGATTTACGTAAAAGACGGTGACAGGGAAATTGATGTATTCCAATACCAACCAATTGAAAAAGCGTTTTTGAATAATTTCTTTGTTGTATATACCATGGATATGATACCGAACAGGTATTTTGTCGATATCAGGGTAAAACGTGGGAGAGAGACAAAACATTTCAAAGACATATTACACTTCAATGTTGTAAGCGATGTTACTGAAAGATATCAATAGTTTAATTGATTCTTATAGAATCTGACAACATTTTCTCATTGTCAAGCGGTTCTCTTGCAGCACTTTGTATGTCGGTCACAAAATTAGATGTTGGCGGACACATTGGATATGGATGGGTATGCTTTGAAAAAATGTTTACAAATTTTTTAAGGAAATTAACCAATTCCTCACCATAGGGTAATCTGTATCCTTCGTTGATTATGGTCTCAAGTTCTTTATCTGTTACAAGGTCTTCCCTGTCTGTGAGGTTGAAGGAACCTATATTGTCCGAAGCTCCGTTTGGCCTTCTTCTATTTGATGTGTTTCCTAAAAGATTTATTTTGTCAGCAACAATTGTAGCTGTACTATGTATATTGTCACCAAGTAGTCCTTCTGGGTGGTATTTCAACTTAACATACCCAGGGTCTTTTTCGTTGAACGTTACTTTGTATTTGTTGTTTTCATCGGTAAGCCTTACACCAGCACGTATTCTGATATCATCATCTTTTACTATTATGTCACAGTTTTTTCGGCCAACTATTGCAATATCGTCTTGTTTTGGAAATGTTCCCTTCATTTCGGCAACGGTCTCCAATCCTCTTATAAGTGATTCTGGTGCTCGTTTTCCGAATATTGCGTCAGAGCCATAAAAAAGAGGGTTTTTGTATATAAAATCCCATTGTGATATTAGTGGTCCCACATAATATCTTTGGCTTGCCCCATCGTTTGTTTCGGATAATATAACAAGCACTCCCTCTCCTGTTTTTGGGGTTGAAAAGAATGTTTTTGGAAGAAACGGTATAGCGTAAGGGAGTTTTTCGTTGTCACTTATTGACCTGTCCTCTGGGTCTAACCTTACTTTTATTCTTCCAGCGTCATATGGGTCGTATACTGATATGACCTCGCAAAACCTTACAACATTTATCTTTCCGTTCATTCTTTAGTAAACTGTTTTTCTTATATTTAATTCGTTTTGAGCTTTATGGAATTCGTTTTCGATTTCCACTAATTCATTACAAAGTGTTTTTATTTGTGCTTTTTTCACTTCAAATTCACTCTCCAATTTTTGAATGTGTAATTTTATTTCATTGTTTGGCATTGTTGTGTAATCTTTCTTTTCCATATCTATCTGATTATGCCTTTTGTTATTACATCAAGCAAATTTTGTCCAGTACAAATTACTGGTCCACCAGCGTTTCCGCCTTGGGCTTGAACCATCACAGAATTGCTTTCAATTAATCCATGCACAACCGCATCATTTTGTATTGCATCAAATATTCCTTTCACTATGTTATATGTATATTGGTTAATCATGTTTTCACTTCCGTCTGGGTTCTTTCCTGTCGGTATTCCGATTTGTTGGTTTCTCTCTATTATCTTCGATGTTGTCTTGTATGCCGACAATCCAGTCCTACAGTGTGTGGATGCTTTTAATAGGAATGGTGGTAAGGTTTGTGCTGGGGTCTTCATTTTGTCAAACAACCCGTTTAGTTTATCTACTATGTTTGCTATATTCATTTTTTAACAGGTTTTTGTTGATTCTGGTATTATTTGCGGTTTTTCTATGTCAGCGTAATTCACTTCGTCAAGTTGGTTGAATTGTTTCTTTATTCCGATGTTTATTGTCATTAGGCAGTTCAATGCATCTGTAAGAAGGTCAATCCATGCCTGTATTTTTTCAAGGTTAATCAGAATAACATACTCGCCAATCATAGGTATTATTTTTTCATAAACAAAATCAAGTAAAATTTCAAGTATTTTGTCTTTTATGAATGATATAATTGATTTGACGAGTCCGAATAGTTTGTTTATTACCAATGACACAATTTTTGCTTGGTCTGGCGCCATCAAGTCTTCAGCTGATGTAACTCCCATTATCTGGAAATTAATTAAAATTAGCAATACGACTTGTGGTGTCAGTATTGATTCTATTACTGACAAAGCCAAAGCTTCCACTATTTGTTTCCACCAAGATTCATCGTATCCAAGGTCGAAACCGTAATCAATCGAGCCATCGATTCCATTTGTTGCTGACACGTCGGTAATTGTCTTCATGATACTTTCTATCGCACCTTCTTGCTGTGCGGAAGGGTTGATGTCATTTATGTTTTTGAAGTAATCTGTTATGTCATGTTGTTTCACTGTCTTGACTTCCCCGTTGCCTATTGTAGCGTTATACTTGCTGAGGAGCATGTCTTCGAGCATTTTGTTGAATTCGTCGTTTGTGAACGTGAAATAACAATCTTCGGTCTCAGTGTCAAGTGCATTGATATATTTTATAATTGCATTTGACAGTTGGGTCTTTATCTCTTCTTTTTTGAAATTCGGCTTGATTCCCATTACGGCTGATATTGCACCGTTCATGACAGCGTCGAACATTCCGAACAATATCAGTTTTGGTTTGAATATCTGTATATTGTTCAGGTATTCCCAATTGAATTCATATATTGTTTTGTTTGTCCGTAAGAATTTATATGTAAAGTCATTGTCTGACGGCTTTGCATCTGGCTTGTAGTATTTTTGTGCAGCAATTTCAACCATTAGTTCGGATGAACCTGGATATACCCTGTTACACTGCATTAGCGGATAAAGAATCTTGTTTTGTGATTCCTTTGAATTAAATGGGATGTCTGGGTTGTTTGGGTCCCATAATTCAAATTCCTTATTCTGGTCAGTCTTTGAATTATACCATAGGTTCCACAACATTGGGTTATCCATTTCAATTCCTTTTGTTTTTGCAAAATTCCTACTATCCCAAACGCTTTTGTTTTTTTCTATTTGCGGATAAGGTCTTGATTTGTGAAGAACATACCACAGGAATGCGTTCATGTCACTTGTCTTATAAAGGTCATTTTCAATAAAGCCTTCGTGGACAACAATATATTTTGGCGAGTTTGGTGTTGCACTAATCGGGACGCCAGTATATCTTACTGGTTGGGTGTCGTTGCTTGATGGCCTTTTATCCATTCTTTCATAAAAAAAGCTGCTTGTTGTAACGTAATCTGTTTCTGTCAACTCTCTTTTAAGTTCTGGAGAACCGAATTCGCTTCCGCTTTTTTCCAGTAAAAACATTGACATTGTCGCATTATCCCTTGACAACCAGAAATCGCTTACCTGTTTTGATTTGTCTCTATCAAGATAAACAAATTGGTTTCCAGCTATGCATTGCGATGTCGGGTATCCTTCATTGTGTAGTTCATTTATCATCCACCCGTCGGTAAGCGCACTTGTACTTGTTATTGAAATGTCAACAAGCGATTGTGTTATTGCATTTTGGCTTCTGTATCCGATATTGAGTGGTGTAAATTCGAATGATTCTGATTCTGTTGAACCTCTTGGAATTGTGATTTCGAATTGTTGTTGTCCTGGAAGATGATTGTCTGTTGGGCCAGTTATGAAATATGAAATAACGACATGAACATCCGAATTGACTGGTTCCGACATTTTCAACATCAAATAATCAGACAAAAATTCGTTTTCATCACCAGTTCCGTGTATAAGGTTGTTTGTTTTGTCTTCGTATTCATAATGTCCTTCCCCAAAATCAAGATACAAAGCGACTGTCGGCATGGTCATATATTGATATTCGTCAACTGTTGGGTCTAGTGTCTGTGTTGTGAATGTTTCTTTTTTTTGATAGAAAACGTCTCCACCTTCCACTTTGTAATACAATTGTCCTTCATTTGAGAACGGATTGACATCAAGCATACCGAAAAGGTCGAATGATTTTGTTGGGAACCTTAATTTTGGCTCCCAGTCACGTATGACTTGACGCATTGCATCTGTGAATTTTGGGTCTATTTTACCAGTATCCAAGTATTTGTCTGGTATAATCGGTAGTGCTGAGCATGAAAATATGCTTGTTAATAAAGCCATTAAAATTCCTTTTACAGCATATTCCAGACTTTTCATAAACGAGCTTTGCTCATCTATATCCAAATCGGATATTGTTTGATAGATGTCTTCTATTCCACCTTCTATCTTGGTTTTTACACCAAAAACACTTTCTAATAATCTGTTTATAATTTCCTTGACATCAACACCACATACCGACAATATCTTCAAGATGAAATCAAAAGCACATTTTATGTCTGTAGGTCGATTATAATCAATAATGCTCATCGGGAAGTTCTCGATGAGCGTTTGCATTGCACCAATTGTACCTAATACTTTTTCGGTTTGTGTACCCATTTCTATTTCTTTTTACTTGATATGATAAGTTGTCTCGGTATCACTGTCAACATCCTTTAATGCAGCCTTTAAATCACTTAGATTCAATGATGTTTTCTTGGCGTAATTTTTATCATTTAAGACAGCGTTTGCGTCACCATTATGTTTCAACAGTTCTCCCATAAATTTCGCAATCTCAAACTTTGACTGTATTGCCTTGTTTTTGTCTCCCATATAGTCGTGAATTGCTTTTGAGTATTTGGCTTTGTCATCCATTGTGAAATCGTCGCTGCCGAGATTTGTCGAATTGGTGAGTTTGTTGATTTCATTTTGTATTTCTGTTATCTGCCTGCACGCCTGGTCGTATATTTCCTGTAGTAACTCTTCTATCTTTTCTGTTGAGTTGACCCTTACCTTGTATCTTTTTGTTTCCATTTCTACATCTCGTTTTCAAATAAATAGTTATCTTTATTTTTAATGTGTTCGGTTTCAAATGAACCATCTTGCAGCATGATATCCTTTAGTATATAATATGCTGATTTGTACTTTTTCATGTAGGTTCTGACCTCTTTTGTTGTCATCATTGTTTCTTCCCTCAAGAAATACAAAACTGAATTTTTTTGGAGTTTGTTGCTTCCGTTGTACGGAAGGACCTCTTCCCAGTTTCTAAGCAAATGTACTAAGGCGTTTCCTACAACAACCTCTTCGTTTGTCAGTTGGTTCTCATCCTTCTTGTTTGTCATTTCTTCGATTATGCCAGCTATTTTGTTAATCAAATTGACATCAATATCGGTATTCCTCTTTGCTGGCTCAATATATTTTATATTATTGTTTATCTCATCTGAAATGTCGTCATATTGCATATTTCTCTGTTTGTGTTTCGTGTATTGTGAGCATTTTCCCATGAGATAGTTTTTGCATATGGTACCGCAATATGAATAGGCTTTGTATTTATGAAGCTCTTTTTTGTAATATTTCTTGTCATATGTATAAATGTCATTTGATGCCCTTTTGTTTGCGGATGGGATATACACCTTTACGAAATCTGGGTCTTCTTCTTGTGCACTTTTTATTTTCTTTTTCAAATCATCATACTGCATTTCTACGAAATATTCTGAATTATAATCAGACATGTCTGAAATTTCATCATATTCGAATCTTTCTGGACTGTAATTTTGAATTTTTGTTAGCAGATATGAAATTGTGTCACTGAAATTCTGCTCAAAATCCTCGTCTGGTACAAACAACTTGTATCGTCGTATTATTGATTCTATCATTTTTGTGAGCGCTGGATACAATATATCATTGAAGATTTTGTTTTTTTCAGCTTCGTTTGTTGATTTTAAATATTGGACTATAGCATCTTCCTCGTTAACACAAAAATATTGTTGTTTTTCCTTTGGTTTTCTACCTCTTTTTGCCATTTTTTGTTAAACACTAGTAAATGTGCTGTAAACATCTTCATACTACATGTGACTGTACTTTTATAAAAAACACTCTAATATCAAGAGTCTTGCCTTAGATGTTCAAGGCGGGGGGTTTCCACGCCGTTGTTGCAACATCTTGTTATTTTTCGTACTGTTTGTTTCTGTCATTAGTAAAATAAAACTCCTTCTTTGCAAGGTCGACCCACCAGTCTGCCTCGTCAACTGACATTTCTTCGTTGTATTGGTTCGTCAAACTTCCATCCCTGTTTACAAGATGAAAACATCCGACTTTGGGGATTACATAGATTTTCTTTTCCTTGTAAATGGCTCTCAATAAGAATTCATACCAAAATGTTAATTTCATTGAGTTTTTCAATTTTCCGACCGCTTTGAATTCTTCTGTTTTGAAAATAGCGCCAGATGCGTTGAAACCAAAATAATCCATAAGTGCGTCAAGGTCCATAAAACCAAGTTCTTCGGAAAATGAGGAAGCTAAAAACGCTTCGTTGGCGTATCCTAATGTTTGCTTTGTCTTGTCATCAACAAGTTCTGTTAATGGGAAAAATCCGAACAGTTTGTCACCATAATGTTTGATATGCTTTTCAACGTTTTTAAACCAATTTTTACTGAATTTGTCATCGAATTCCAAAACAGAAAAATACTTTGTCGTGACATTATCCAATGCAAAATTAACCTGGTTGCAATATGATGTGTCACCTGTTTGTGTTAATTTTTGTAAATTTTTCATGTCGAAATCAATCATGGACAAATCATCTTCGTTTCCAACAATGATAATTTTACAAGTCGATGGAATACTTTCACAAGCCTCCTGTGTTAATTTTAACAGTTTTTCACTTTTTAAACCTATAACTGGTATGATTACTGTACAATCGTTCATGGTTATTCTGTTTTTTCTTTAATTACATTATTATTAATATCATCTCTAACCTCTTTGAATTCGTTCAATCTTTTGCTAATGATATCGTTGACGTAGGTTTGTTTAATTTCATCGGTTTGTTGTTCACAAGTGAAAAGCGGTTGGAACTTGTCTTGTTTTTCATAAACATCGTCTGGCATCTCGTCCAGTGTCCACGTTCTGACTAATTTTGCAATAATGTCTGGAACAGTGTCAATGTCGTCAAACCAAAGTATTGAATCCGTCAGCTCTCCGTTTTCATCAAGCATCCACTCTGACAGGTGGTTTGGTATTTTTGCAAGGACAACGGTTCCGCTTTTCAAAGCATCAAGCAATGAATATCCGAAATTTGTATCGTCGTCAACCCATATTGTGATTGCTGACTCCTTTAGGGATTCCGCAAAGACATCTTGTTTCACACTTCTTAAATCTCTGAATGAAACCCATTTGTAAATGTCATACATCCAATAGAAAGGTTTGACAATTTGATGGACTGTTGACTGGTTCTTACAAATAATATTGACAATCATCTGCTGTGGTTTGTCTGTTTTACCGAATTTTTCATTGATAGCTGGATGTACAATATGTGTTTTTAGTGTTGGGAAATAATTGAGTAGTTTCTTCTCCTGAGTTTCGGTTGTTACGATGGCGTCTCTGATACCAAGAAGCTCCATGTTTTGTGACACAGGCATGAATTCCGTCAAATGGTTGTAATTTTGAACAACCACAACTCGTTTGCATGGAAGTTTTACTGTTTGCATCATTACATTTGCCAAAATCTCTGGTATAAACAGAAAGTCGCTTGCCGTTATAGACACATTTTCCTTCTCAACATTATAGTGTGGTATCTCCATATATTCTTCACCAAGCCAATCTGCAACGCCGACAAAGTTTTCCTCTTGGTGTAGCATGGCAACATTGTAACCAAGCTTTTTAAGTGTAAGGGCTGTTTGGTAAAAATATTCAACCTGGCTTGACGGGTTGCCTTTCGTGTCAAGTATGAAAAAATACAAATGAAAATCGTTTTTTTCCATACGCTCTATTGCTTCGTTTACAATCCTAAGCATTTCATCTTTGTTTATTGTATTCATATATTTTAATTTTTTTTTGCTTTATTACATTATAATTCATTAATAACACCCCACTGTATCAGTGTGTTAAGTGCAAGTGCATTTGAAAACACTTCTTGATATGTGTCTTCTGGTTGTGCGTTTTCCAACAGTGTGACTATCAAGAGTTTTAAAAAATCATATATAATCATGTCGTTTTGAGCGTTTCCGCTCGTCTTGGTTTCATGTTCGATTTTCTGCGATAGGGACAACTCGCCATTGTCTTGTGTGTCATATATCTGTGATATTTCGTATTCCTTTTGGATACCGTCATGTGAGGAATTCAAACATATTTCCTTTATCTTGTCCAGGTTGAAAGCATATTTCTTTCCTTTGAAAGAAACAAAAGTACCGTCATTTCCATTGTTTTTTTTACTAATTAAACTCATGTCTTTTAATTCTTTATGTTATTTTTAACAATTTCAGTCATTTGTTCTGTGTTTTCACAAAGTGAACTGAATGAAGGAAAGTTATAATCACTGTTAGTCTCTTTGTTATATTCCGTGTTTATCTTAATTGTAACTTTACCGTCTGGCTTCAAGTTTATAAGGTCTGGGTTAGCTGTTATCAATATGTCACATTTGTCCCATATTTGGCTTGAGTCTTCTGGAAAAAAAACCTCCCGTATCTTTGTTCCTAGTTTGGAAAGGAAATAATACGTGTTTCCTATTGAAAGTCCGTATTCCTTTGAAGACACTATGATAAGGTTTATTTCCTCACCACAATCCATTTCGGCTATTGTCTTTTCGGTCCAGTCGTTTAGCTCCTGTGTTGTCTTCCTTGAACATGTGTTGCATTTTCCAAACAGTTCGAAAGCGTAATCGTTATACACAAAATTATAATATGATTCGTCGCTTGTAAACGGGAAAACATGCCTCATGTCATTGCTCCAGAATTCGAAGTCGGATAAGTCGAATTCATGGTTATATCCTTCTATGTAATATTTTAGAAAATTAGGGGAAAAATCCCTTATCACATCGTTCAAATCTATTGCTATTGTCATTTTAAAAATGTTTTTTTCTTGAAATTATTAGCATCAATACTGAATGTATTGCTTTTCGGTGATTTTAATTTGTATTTATCATCAAGCGATTCGGTTTTGAATTTTTCTGGAATATATTTTCCATATATTTCCGTTTCACAATCAAACACAAGCACAAAGCTTCCATCGAATATTTCTATACCAATAAGTGATGGTTTTTTGAATTTGTATTGGAACAAATCTTCGGTACCCCAGGCTTTGTATGATATAAATTCAAACCCAGTGAAATCGGTTATGTCTGAACGATAATTTTGTTCTGACCACATCCTGTAAATGTTGGCTATCAACATTGCGTCTATTTTACCAAACTGGCTGGCTTCTGACGGGACGTACAGGTCGACATATTTCTTGTTCTCACAATAATGTTCCCTGATTACTATTTTTGTGATGAATTTTTCCAAATAAAATCGTGGAGTTATTCCGTCTCTTGAAATGTCAAGCAATGTTTCATAATCATACAACGCAGACATGTTGCTTGTTGTGCTGTCAAATTTCCTGTTGTCCTGTATTATCAACACATTTTCACCATCATACACTGGCGTATGTTTTTGGAAGTCGTATTTTGTTTTTTTCTTTAACCTTTTAGCGTTTTTAAACTCGGTGATGTTTCCATTTGAATCCATTTGCAAATCAATGTCGCTTGTGTCGTATAAATCAGATTCACGCAACACCCTGTAGTTTTTATCCCTTAATTCCTCAACCTCTTGTGTTACTTTTTGTTCCAATAGGTCTTGAAATACTCCACCAGCACTGTCATGTCGTTCAAATACGGTTTCGCCGTTACTTTCTGTGTGGCCGAATATAGCATTGTCAGCGCCCTTCATTCCGAAAAACAAAAGGTTCCACACAATCTTAGCCTTATTTAATATTTTTTTAAACATATTCATATTTTAAAGCTGAAGTAAACGTTTTTCCATCTCTTCGATTATTGCATTTCTTAATTTGTTGAATTTTTCAAAATTTGAAAAATCAACACCTACCTGGTTTAAAGTCCCGTCATAATTTTTTACACTGTTTTCGTATTTTACACAGACAATCCTTGCAGCTTTTTCATAAGCGACTAGGTCACTGATTTTTATTTTGCTTAAATCCTTGTTCATATATATTATATTTTTATATTAATAATAA